AGGCTATCTGGACACAGAGACTACAGAAGATCGTCGCAGAGCGTTAGAGTATTACTTACGCTATCCCTATGGTAATGAGCAAGAAGGTCGTAGCCAGATAGTTACCGGAGAGGTAGCCGAAGCTATTGATGGTGCATTGCCACAGTTAATGCGTGTGTTTACGACTACTGAGGATATAGTTTACTTTGAGCCTCGTAGCCCACAAGATGAGGAGTCAGCTAAACAAGCTACTGACTACTGTAACTGGGCTTTCTATCGTGATAATGATGGGATGCTCATACTTCATAACTGGTTTAAAGATGCTCTGCTGCAAAAGGTAGGCGTAGTTAAAAGTTATTGGGATGACAAGGTAGATGTACGCAAGGAAGAATATAAGAATCTGACTGAGGATGAGCTGGCTTTATTGCTATCGGATCAGTCGCTAAAAGTTGTCAAGCAGGAAATAGAATATACAGAAGCACAGGATATGATGGGCAATATCATTCAGATACCATCGTATGAAGTGTATGTTCAGCGCACAGAGGAATCAGGTCAGGTAAAGATTGAGAACGTACCGCCTGAAGAATTCCTTATCTCCAAGTCTGCTCGCAATATCGAGGAGGCTAACTTCGTAGCTCATCGTCGGTTGATGACTCGTAGCGAACTAATAGCTATGGGTTACGACAAGGACATAGTTGAGGACTTGGCTACATACAATGACCTAGAGTTCAGTCCTGAGCGTATAGCTAGGTTTAGCAATGGTGAACAGCCAGACCAGAATACAAGTTTAGATCAGGCAATGCAGACGCTAGAGGTCTATGAGTGCTATGTACGCATAGATGAGGATGATGACGGTATAGCTGAGCTACGTCGTATCGTTTATTGTGGCTCTGAGATATTAGAAGATGAGGAATGTGACTATATTCCGTTCCACTCTATCTGTCCTATACCGATTCCACACAAGTTCTTTGGTCAGTCATTAGCTGATCGGACTATGGACATACAGCTCCAGAAGTCCACGATTACGCGTCAGAGTTTGGATAACCTGTATCTAACGAACAATAGCCGTGTTGGTGCTGTCGATGGTCAGGTTAATCTGGATGACCTGCTTAACGCTACTCCTGGTGGTGTAATCCGTATGAAGAACCCGAACGCTCTGGTTCCATTAACGGTACAGAGCACGTTTGGTCAGGCTATGCCAATGCTGGAATACTTGGATCAGGTACAGGCAAAGCGCACTGGTGTGAATGAGAGTCAGTCTGGACTAGACCCTGATGTGCTGAGTAATGTCAGTGCTACGGCTGTGGCTGCAATGATGAAGTCTAACTCTGGCAAGCTGGAACTGATAGCGCGTATCTTTGCTGAGACAGGTGTAAAGAGTCTGTTTAAGGGCATCTTGCATCTATTGGGCAAGTATCAGGATAAGCCTAGAGTCGTTCGTATGCGTGGTAAGTACGTGACGTTTGATCCGCGTACATGGGCTAACGAGTACGACATTAGCGTTAATGTTGGTCTAGGCTCAGGTGACAGAGAACAGAAATTAGCTATGTTGCAGATGGTTTTAGCCAAGCAAGAGCAGATCATCCAGCAGTATGGCCCATCTAATCCGTTGGTATCGGTAGCTCAGTATCGCAATACGCTTGCGAAGTTCATCGAGTCTGCTGGTTTTAAAGATGCTAACGAGTTCATGAATGAGATAACTCCAGAACAAAATGCTCAACTTTCACAGCCGCAACCACCAAGTCCTGATGCCCAAGCAGAGATTGCTAAGATGTTGGCTGAGGTTGAGAGAGAGAAGACTCAGGCTAAAGCGCAGATCGATGCGGCAAAGCTTGATCTTGAGAAGCAAACGCTAGAGGCTGAATATACCCGCAAAGGTATTGAGATGCAGATGAAGAACCAGAAGGATGCGGCTGAGTTACGTATTAAAGAAGCTGAGTTAGCGGTTAAGCAATTGCAGGCTGTCTTAGCTATGGACTTGGCTGATGAGGATACGAAGAACAAGCAGACTGAGCTGACGTTAAAGGCTCTGCGTGAACTAGGATCACTGACTAGAGGTATGGCGTGAATAGAACAGAATGGGCGTTAAACCTGCTGAGAGATGATTACTTCATTGAGATGATGGAGGAGTTACGAGGCGTAGAGCTAGCTAAGTTATTAAATAGCGATTATCAGGATTTTGACATTCGTGAACAGGCATACGTACGGATTCGCGTACTAGAAACCATTGAGAATTACATACAAGGGTTAGCGGATCAGAAGCTAATAGATGCGAAAAAGATAAAAATATTGTAGTCTGCGTCGGGCAGTTCCCGATATAATTAAGGAAACATAAATGAGCGATACTCAGAACACGACACCCAGTGAGGGTAGTGGTGAGTTAACGGTAGAAGGTGCAGCTAACGCTTTCTTGAGCATGATGGATCAGAATGACGGCTCCGAACAGGAACAACCAGAATCTGCTTCAGAAGCTAACGAAAGCGAGGCCGAATCAGACGAGTACGAAGAGTCTGAGGTAGAACAAGATGATGATAGTGATGAGCAAGAGGAGCCTCAAAGATTCCGTGTCAAAGCCGCTGGTGAAGAACGGGAGGTAACCCTTGATGAGCTTATCAAGTCTTATCAACTTGGCACTGATTACACCAAGAAATCGCAAGCCGTAGCTGAAGATCGTAAGGCAGTAGAGGCCGAACGACAAGCAGTTCAGGAAGCCAAGCAGATGCGTGATACGTACGCGCAGAGGCTAGAGATGATTGAACAGATGCTTCAGCCACAGCAAGAGGAAAACTTAGACTACCTTAAAGAAACTGATCCTATTGGATACAGCGTTAAGGTGGCAGAGATGGTACAGAGGGAGAAGCAATTATCTGCTGTTCAAGCTGAGAGATACAGAATCAATCAGCAACAGGAGCAGGATAGACAGGCACAGATGCAGTCATTAGTGGCTGAGGAAATGCAGAAATTGTCTAGCTATATCCCTGAGTTTACTGATCCTGCTAAAGGTGAGGCTATCAGAAATGATATTCGCGCTTTTGGTAAGCAGATTGGATTCTCTGATAACGAATTAGCGGCTGTCTATGATAGTCGGGCTGTACTAACTCTTTATAAGGCTATGCAGTACGACAAGTTAGTCGCAAGTAAGCCAGCTATCACTAAGAAGGTGAACGAGGCTCCTAAAGCGATTAAGTCTGGCGTAAGCAAACCTAGAGATAGTAGTGCTGAAGAAATGAAGAAACTAAAGGCACGGGCTAGATCAAGCGGAAATATCCGCGATGCAGCAAGTGTATTTGAACGCTTTTTATAAGGAATTAAATCATGGCTATTTATAATGCTTATGACGCTATTGGTCAGCGTGAAGATTTGACTGATGTTATCTATGATATCAGCCCAACAACTACTCCCTTCATGTCAAGTATCTCGAAGACACGTGCCACCGCTGTTTATCACGAATGGCAGACGGATTCTCTCGCAGCCGCTACCACAAATAACGCTGCTGTTGAGGGTGCTGACGCTTCTGATGCTACTTTGACACCAACAACTCGTTTGGGTAACTATACTCAGATTCTGCAAAAGACTATCAAGGTCTCTGGCACTCTGGACACAGTTAACAAAGCAGGCAGAAAATCGGAAAAAGCTTATCAATTAGCTAAGGCATCACAGGAGCTAAAGCGTGACCTAGAGACAATTCTATTGAGCAATCAAGGTCGTTCGGCTGGTACTACTAACTCAACAGCTCGTAAGATGGGTTCGTTGCTTTCATGGATCAAGACTAACTCGTCAGTCCAGACTAACGGTGGTGATCCAACTACTATCGGTGTGTCGACTCGTACCGACGGTAACACTCGTACATTTACTGAGACTCTGCTGAAAGAAGTAGTTGCTGAGGTATTTGCTTCGGGCGGTACTCCTAAGATTCTGATGGTTGGTGCTACTGGTAAACAGAAGGTATCTAGCTTTACAGGTCTGTCGGCTTATCGTTATAACGTCAATGGTGGCAATGGTGGTGCTCAGGCAACTATCGTCGGCGCGGCAGACGTTTATTTGAGCGATTTTGGTTCAATGAGCGTGGTTCCCAACATTTTCATGCGTACACGTGATGCTCTGGTACTTGATCCTGAGTATGCTGCAATTGCGTATCTGCGTCCATTCATGACTAACGAGCTTGCAAAGGCAGGTGATAGTGATAAGACGCAACTGCTCGTCGAGTGTACCTTGGAGGTAAAAAACGAGGCTGCGCATGGCATAATCGCGGACTTAAATATGGCACTGTAATTGAATAGCCCCTGGGGATTCGTCTCTGGGGGCGTTTACGAGGACTTATGGACTATAGACAACAGGTTGTGCATGCGGACGGTGATGGTGGCATTATCATCGAGACTAAACAGGACGTTACTGAGATATTAGACAGTAACAACCATATCAGGGAAGCAGATAAGGCAAGACTCGGACACATTAAAGATTTGCACCACGTAGCCAGGATACCTTTTACAGTCATTGATGACTTGAATAAAAAGGGTGTTATGAGGGGCTTTACTATCATTGATGATGTAGCGTTTGCTAAATGGCTCAATAGCTCTGATAATGCACAATGGAAAGTCTATAGGGGTACTATCTAATGGGTATAACAGTAGGTGTATGTGTTCCTGCTAGGGATGAGGTTCATACTGGCTTTGCGTTTGACTTTGCGAAGATGGTAGGACGAGATTCTAAGTTTCGCTGTGGTTCTGGTGAAAATGGGCTGAAGTTGTACACAATGGCTGGTACGTTGATATTCGATCAGAGAGAAAAGCTGGTTGATGCTGCGTTAGCTGATGGATGTGACTACATTCTGTTCATTGACTCAGATATGCGGTTCCCTAGCGATACGATAGACATACTGTTGAGCAGGGATGTACCTATTGTCGGGGTTAATGCGGTAACTAGACGTAAGCCTACGCTACCGACAGCATTAAATTTAGAAGTAGAAAAAGATGAAAATGGCAAGATTATTAATCACGCTTGGCATAAAATAGACTCTAAAGATAAAGAGGGTATTGAGCCTTGTACGGCTGTAGGTGGTGGTGTGGTGATGATACATAAGGATGTATTTAAAGCCATAAAAAAGCCGTGGTATGACGTTGGATGGGGTTCTAAGGGGATTATTGGCGAGGATGTACATTTCTGCGTCAAGGCCTTAGATAACGGATTCCAGACGTATGTAGATCACAGTCTGTCTAAGCATATAGGTCACATCGGTACTTACGAGTATAGATGGGAAGATGTTGAGGACGGAGCTGTGGAGCGACACAACTCAGGGAAATAGTTATGACGGATTACAGTTCGTTAAAATCTACGATAGCAAATTACTTAGGTCGTAGTGATCTGACTTCACAGATACCGGACTTTATCCAGTTAGCTGAGGAAAGGCTCCGTAGAGACCTTAGAACGCGTCAGATGCTCGTTGTAGCTCGTGCTGATACCACAGCAGGGGATGACACAGTTGGACTTCCTACGGACTTCCTAGAGATGCGCGATGTACATTTGCGTACCACTCCAGCATCATCAGTATCGTATCTTTCACCTAATTCATTTTTTGCAACAGCTAGGACTACAGAATCAGGTAAGCCAGTGAACTACACTATCCTGGCTTCTGAGATTCAGTTTGCTCCTATACCTGACGCTGCTTACGGCATACAGATGCTTTACTACGGTAAGCCTCAGTTATTGTCGGATATAAATATCACTAACGTGTTTCTGTCTAACTATCCTGATGCATTGCTTTACGCGTCGTTAGGTGAGGCAGAACCGTATCTAATGAACGATGCTAGGTTAGCCACATGGGCTAGTTTATATGATCGTTCTATAGCTGCAATTTCTACTGCCGACCAGAATGGTGAGTTTGGCGGTCAACCAATGTCTATGTCAGTGAGGTAAATCATGGCAGAAATATCGAATTATTTAGAGAACGCGTTAATTAATGGAACTCTGCGTGGTAGTACATTCACTGCGCCGACAACCACTTTTTTAGCTTTATATACGACTGATCCTACTGATGCCGATACTGGTACTGAGTGTACTGGTGGCTCGTATGTACGTCAGGCTATTACGTTTAGTTCACCTAGTAACGGTGCTACATCGAATAGCTCTGCGATTGAGTTCCCACAGGCTACTAGCGACTGGGGAATTATCACTCATGTAGGTATTCGTGATGCGGTGACTACAGGTAATCTGCTGTATCACTCTGCATTAGATACCAGTAAAACGATTAGTAACGGTGATATTTTCAAGATCACTGCGACGAATCTCTCTGTAACTTTGGCGTGAGGTAAATTATGTCAACAATTGTTACTCGTGCAGGTAAAGGTTCTGCGCTTAGTTATACCGAAGTTGATAATAACTTCACTAACCTGAATACGGATAAATACCAGTCTGGTGGTGCTCTAGGTACTCCAGCATCGGCTACGTTAACTAACGCTACTGGTCTGCCGTTATCTACTGGTGTTACTGGTACATTGAGTGCTGCTAATGGCGGTACTGGTGTTGCTAATAACTCTGCTAGTACGTTGACTATCTCTGGATCGTTTGCATCTACTTTTACGATAACTGGTACAACTAGCGTAACTTTCCCTACTAGTGGAACTTTAGCTACGTTAAATGGCAATGAGACTTTAACGACTAAGACATTAACCAATCCTACAGTCAATAACTACACTGAAGGCGTTGTCGCCATTGGTACGGTCACTACAGCGAGCACAATTTCGCTGACTAACGGCACAGTCCAGACAGCTACGTTAACGGCTTCTACTGCTTGTACGTTTACGATGCCTACTGCGACTGCTGGTAAGTCATTTATCCTATTGTTAAAGCAAGCAGCATCTACTGGTAATGGTAGTGCTACGTTTACTGGCGTTAAGTGGGGAACTGCTGGTGCCCCGACAATTACTGCGACTGCTGGCAAGATGGATATTCTTACATTTGTCAGCGATGGCACTAACTGGTACGGCTCTGTAGCGGCAGGTTACACACCATAAGAGGTAAATATGTTTGCTTTTACTAAATTGATGCAAGCAATGGCTGGTGGTTCATTAGCTCCAACTAGCGTCAGCTATCTTGTTATTGCTGGCGGCGGTGGCGGCGGTTCTCGTCATGGCGGCGGTGGCGGTGCTGGTGGCTTTAGGGAAAGTACATTAAGCGTTTCAGGCTCAACTAATTACACAGTTACAGTTGGCGCGGGGGGTGCTGGCAATGGTTCAACTGGCGATGCTGGCTCTGGTACTAAAGGCGATGATTCAGTTTTTTCTTCTATAACATCTATTGGCGGTGGATTTGGTAGCGGGATAACTCCTACAAATGGCGGCACTGGTGGTTCAGGGGGTGGTGGTGGTACTGGCGCGAACGGCGGTAGCGGTACATCTGGTCAAGGTAATGATGGCGGCTCTAATAACCCTGACATTGCCTATGGCGGCGGCGGCGGCGGTGGTGCTGATAGTGCTGGCGGCAATGTAACTACTGGTCCTGTCGCTGGCAATGGTGGGAATGGCAAACTTTCTTCAATAAGTGGAACTTCTACACGCTACGCTTGCGGCGGCGGCGGTGGTAATTATAGTAATAACAATCAAGGTGCTGGTGGAAGTTCGTCAATAAACGGTGGTATTGGAGCTGGTAGTAGCACTAACGGTAGTGCAGGAGCCGCTAATACTGGAACTGGCGGCGGTGGCGGTAGTTCATTTGCTGGTGGATATAACGGGGGTTCCGGTATTGTAATTATTAGTTACCCATCTACGAATGCTGATTTGGCGTCAATTGGCGGTGGTTTAACTTATACAAAAACTACATCAGGTGGCAATACCATTTATACGTTTACTGCTGGAACCGGCAACATTTCATGGTGATTGATATGGCACATTACGCATTTTTAGATAGCAATAATGTAGTTACAGGGGTCATCGTTGGAAAAAACGAAGGCGAAGATGGCATTGATTGGGAACAATGGTATGGCGATTTTCGCGGTCAAGTATGCAAACGTACAAGTTACAACAACAATATACGCAAAAATTATGCTGGTATTGGATACACTTATCGTGAAGATATAGATGCATTTGTGCCACCACAGCCTTATGCAAGTTGGACATTAGACTCTAATGTTAAATGGCAACCACCAGTAGCAATGCCTACCGATGGAAAGATGTACTCATGGAGTGAGGAAACTCAAGCGTGGGTAGAGGTAAATGGCAACTAATTATGTCGATTACGACTACTGGGTATATGGCTATGGTGACGGTGATTTAACTGCTCCAGAGCTATATGTCACGGCTGGCTATTGGGATGCTGGTTACTGTGAGAACGAGGACACAGGTAGTTCGGCATCTATCACAGCTACGGCTACCGTAACGGCAATTGGGCCAGTTGAATTATATGTACAGCAGGGTTACTGGGTTGCAGGTTACTGTCAAAACGAGGATATAAGCGAATCAGCTTCTATAACTGGTACAGCTACAGTAACAGCAAGAGCAGCAGATTTTGTATTAGGTTCAGCATCAATCACAGGCAATGCGACGGTAACAGCGTTATGCGTACCTGATCTATATGTAGTTAAGGGTTACTGGGTTGCTGGCTATTGTGAAAATGAGCCTATAGAACCTAGTGCGACTATTACGGCTACAGCTACAGTCGTTGCTAATGGTTCAAAGATATTCACAGGCATTGCTAGTATTACTGGTAATGCTCAGTTAGAACTAAATGTAGTTAATGTATTAGTAGGTACGGCAGCTATTACAGGTAATGCAGCAGTATCGGCGATAGGTAACTATACGGTTGGTGGTTCTGCTAGTGTTACTGGAAATGCGGCTGTTAATGTAATAGGAACAGGTGTATTTGACGTTCCAATGTCGTTTAGCGGTAATGCGACAGTAGGTGTAATTGGTGACATTATTGGTTATGAGTGGTCAAATGTCACAGCGAGATCAAGTACATGGACTGATACAGGTGCAGGTTACGTAGATTATGGTTACTGGGATTATGGCTACACTAATGCGGATTTAATTGCTCCTATTTCTAACGTATGGCAGCAGAAATCAACGGCAGCAACTTCATGGACTAGACAGTAATGGCAAAGCAAAAGATTATCTTCGGTGAGTGGTTGCCAGATCAGCCTGGTATTACTGGTGCTGTGATGGATGCGGTTAATGTTTACCCTGTTACTAACGGATATGCCCCACTACGAGATGCTGCTGACTATTCTGACAATGCTGGTCAAAATTTACTGGTTACTTTTGCAGGTAAGTTTGCTGGTGCTTCCACTCTATTTGCTGCTGGTGCTACTCAGATTTATAAGTTCGACTCTAGTGATGCCTCATTGGATGCTTTAACTACGGCAGGATATTCGGTAGTTGATTCATGGGATGTTACTCAGTACGGCTCTAAGATGATCTTAGCCAATGGTGCTGACGTTCTACAGGCTTACGACTTAGGTTCATCTACTTACTTCGGTAATCTAGCTGCTGCTGCTCCTGCTGCTAAGTACGTAACGGTAGTTAGAGACTTTGTAGTAGCTGCTAATGTAGGTGGTGAGGAGAATAAGGTTTACTGGTCGGATATTAACGATGAGACTGACTGGACTCCTGCTGCTGCGTCTCAGTCTGACTCTCAGGTTATCCCTGATGGTGGTGATATTACTGGTTTAGCTGGTGGTGAGTATGGCTTAGTGTTCCTAGAACGCGCTATTTACCGGATGAGCTATTCTGGTAGTCCGTATTTTTTCCAGTTTGACGCTATTTCTCGTACTTTAGGCTGTATTTCTAACGGTTCTATTACGCAATTCGGTGGATTGACTTATTTTCTATCGGATGATGGCTTTTATATGTGCGATGGTCAGTCGGTTAAGAACATTGGACTAGAAAAGGTTAATCGTTGGTTCTTCGACAACTGTATTTTGAGTGAAATTCCTACCAAAATGTCAGCTACCGTTGATCCAGTGCGTAAATTAGTTATTTGGAACTTTACTAATAGCTTTGGTGGTCGTTACCTGCTGTTTTATTCTATTGATTTGAATAAATGGAGCTATGGAACGACTGATGTAGTTTCTCTATCATATGGTCTGACACCTAGTGCCACACTTGAGCAGATAGATGACTACAACAACAATATAGACTTGTTAGATATACCGCTTGATTCTAAGGTTTGGGCTGGTGGTCAGCTTATTTTCGTGGGTGTTAGAGGCCAGAAGATTGTTATTTTCTCTGGCGCATTTAAATCTGGTTATGTCGTATCTGGAGACATAGACATTGGACGTTCTATTATTACATTGGCAAAACCTATTATTGATAATGGCACAGGAACGGTTGCAGTTGCCAGCCGAACATTACTCACAGATCAAGTCGAATTCGGTACGGCATCGACACCAGATGCAGAGAATAGATGCGGGTTGAGGTCTAACGGTAACTACCATCGTATTAAAGTATCTCCGACTAGCTTGAATTGGGAAACGCTAGTAGGTTGCGAAATTGACATTACTCAGCAGGGTACTCGATGACTAGAATTGCTCAGTTTCGTACATTACCTGTATTTGGAGCAGACCAGCGTCAAGTCTCTGAGGTAGTGCGTGGAATAATGGACGGTAAGACGAATAATACTGGCAGGATTACTTTAGCTACAGGAAATGCAATAACAACTACCTTATACGATGGTCGTATAGGCAATGAGAGCTTAATATTCTTTACTCCTGTATCTGCTGCTGCATTTATTGATTCGACACCGTATGGAGCGTTTCAGAGCCTTGCAGATCAATCTTTAACGGCTAACACTGCTACAGCAATGACGTTAGATACGACTGACTACAGTAATGGGGTATATCTATCGAATAGTTCTAGGATGAATGTTAGAAATGCAGGTATTTATAATTTCCAATGGTCTGGTCAGTTTCAAAATACTGACACACAGCAACACGATATTACTATTTGGATAAGAAAAAATGGTGTTGATGTTCCTGGCTCGGCTGGATTAGTTGGAATTCCATCTAGTCACGGCGGTATTAATGGTCACACTATTACAGGATGGAATTATTTTATAGAGTTAGCTAAGGATGATTACATTCAACTTTATTGGTCATCTCCTGATGCAACAATCAGCCTCCAACATTATGACGCTGGAACTAGTCCGACTAGGCCAAGTACGGCATCACTTATTACTACTATGAATTACATTTCTCCTAATGCTTCAGAAAATATATATGTTTCAGCGCAACAAATAGGGCAAGCAACTGTTAGTCATTGGGCTAATAGTACGGCTAATAAAACGTATGGTTACATTGTGGTGGGTTAATGGAATACAGGTTTATTGATCCACAGAATTTAAGACAATGGTGGGCTAGTGTTAAGCCTGGTTTAGAGAAGATTAAAAGTAGGAGTCCAGAAAACTGGATTATTGAAGATGTATATACGGACTGTTTTAACCAAAAGAGTCTGTTGTTTGTGCTGATAGAGAACAACCACTATGCTGGATTCTTTGTATTGCAGCCACAAGGTGAAACCCTGCATTTATGGGCAGCTTATTCGTTAGAAAATAGTTATGATGTTGTCGAAAATGCCTTAAAATACATAAAAGGCATGGCAGCAGAGGCTAAGGTAAAAAACATAACATTTTCTAGCCATAGGCGTGGTTGGAGTAAGAGGGCGGCTCAATACGGATTCCGTCCTAAACTATGGATTTGTGAGGTGTAATATGGGCGGTGGCGGCGGTGCTCCTCAAGAGAGTACAACAACTACGAGTATTGATCCAAGTATCAAGCCGTATGTAACTTATGGGTTAGAAGAAGGTAAACGGCTGTACGAGTCTCAGGCTCCTACTTTCTTCCCTGGTCAAACTTACGTATCTCCATCAGCACAGACTCAGCAAGCCTTACAGATGGCTCAGGAACGAGCTATAGCAGGTTCTCCGCTGACAGGTGCAGCACAGGCAGAGACGTTAGCTACGATTCAAGGTAGGGGCGTTAATCCATTCCTAGCTGGTGCTTTAGGGCAGACGAATCGTTTAGCTGGTGAGGAGTTCACTAGAAACATTCAGAATCTACAATCTCAGGCTGCGTCTGCTGGTCGATATGGTTCAGGTGCTATGGGTCAGCAAGCAGGTCAGGCACAGGATGTATTCGCTCGCGCATTAGCGGAACAAGGTGGTCAGTTAGCGTATCAGAGTGCTGAGGCTGAACGTGCTCGTCAAATGGCGGCTGTTGGTGCTGCTCCACAGATGGCACAGGCTGATTATGCAGACATACAGCGTTTATTGAGTGTAGGCGGTGCTAGAGAGGCTCAAAGTGCTGCTCAGTTACAAGATGAAATGAATCGATTTAACTTTGCTCAAAACCTGCCACAAGCAAAACTCAGTCAGTTTGCTAACCTGTTCTCTAGCGTTCCTCAAGGGACTCAGACAGTACAAACAGCGACACCAACAGGGGGTAAATAATGGGTGATCCAGTTACTACAGGAATACTAATCGGTGCTGCTATGGGTGGTGGTACGGCTGCAATTAAAGGTAAAGACCCACTTCAAGGGGCATTAATTGGCGGTGCTACTGGTGGTATTGGCGGCGGGTTTGCTGGTGGATTTAGCGGTGCTGCTAATCCTGCTGTTGGATCGTTTGCTCCAAACTTTATGAGTACAGGTGCTGTTACTCAAACGGCTGGTGCTGCTCCTACCTTTATGCAGCAACTTACTGGTGGTGCAATGGGCGTTAAAGATGCGTTTAGTGGTGCTAATACGTTTATGAATCAA